TCCCAGATACATCTATTGTTTGGCTGGGCAGCATAATTACCATCTTCTAAGGCAATTATGTGAGCGCACTTATGTTCGTGCGGTATTTCCGAATGATCGGTGTCGAGTATATTACTCTCTGGATGAGCCCAGTCAATAGTAAATAAATAGTGGCCATGATGCCATTTTTTATCTTTACCTATGTATTTGCCGGATGCTGCAGTTAAAATAGACCAACTAGTAACAGTAGGATAATAACTAAAAGAATTCCAAAGTTCCAGTTCATCAAGTCTCTTGGATGGAACAGACTCGGGTTCATAACCACGTTGAATAAAAGCCGTAATTGGGAGACGATAAAAGATTGCACCATTTTCCATAAGCGCATGCCATAAGATAGCACGACCTCCCATAGAGGTAATACCAAAGATAATACAGTCTTCAACTTCTCCGTGATGTTTTTTAAGATCATATAAATACTCCCTTCTAATTTTTGCGTAAATTGGCGGTATGTTCGCATTTAAATAAGCCATAATCAACCATTAATATCTCCCCAAGTGTTTGCTAATTCACAGTCAACTTTGTTAGGGACTTCCAAAGTAACTGCATTCTGCATAATCTCAACAATTTCATCTGCTTGTTTTTGATCTTTTACAGAAATACAAAGTTCATCGTGAATTTGTACGTGTGCTATTATACCATTTTTATATAAATCTAACATGGCTTTTTTTGTCATGTCAGCAGCACTTCCTTGTATTAATTTATTAAGTGCTTTGTAAGTAAATGCTCTTCTAATCCCTGGTCCGTGTTCCTGTAATGCTTCTTCATGAGGCAATGCTTTATGCATACCGAATTGATTAGGCTCCCACAAATGAAACCTACACAATCGTCCCAAGAGAGTTCGAATTTGACCACGCTCTTGGGCACGATTGGAAGCACTATTCATTAACTGCTTAACGAAGGGAACTTTAGCGTGGTATTGATCGAACAATTCTACTGCCTTGTCTTTTGATACACCAAGTTCGGCCTGGAGTTTGGCTTTACCCATACCATAGAATAATCCAAGGTTAATTACCTTGGCTTGTGATCTTGGAATCTTTGCCATGTCTGCTACGACCTGGTGAAAGTCCGTTGAGGTATCATTTTCATAATTATCTATAACGTCATTTACAGACGGAAATTTGTGTAAAGCTGCATAATGCACTACCAACCTAGGCTCTTGCTGAGAATAGTCAAAACTACCCCATCTATGGCCCTTCTCGGGTATAAAAATAGACCTAATCATAGGTCCAAGGTCCTTATTTCTGGCTGGAAGCTGCTGTAAATTAGGGTTCGAGTAACTAAATCTACCTGTCACAGTCCCGCCTTGATCAGATCTAATTTGATTTATATCAGCATGGATACGACCTTTATGTTCATGTTTAATTATGGTATCTATAAATGTAGTATGAGCCTTATTAACTTCTCTAGCTTGAGCAATCATTCTAACTACAGGATGTTCATGATTCGAAATAAAATTTTTAGTAAAAGAAGGTGCCTGTGATTTCGCAGTTCTTTCATAGGGTAAACCAAGTTTGTCAAAAACTTTGGCAACACTTCTTGCTGCCATTAATTGAACATCTATTCCTGTTTCTATTTTTATTTGTTGGCGCAAGTTATCTTCTTGTACTGTTAGTGCTTGCTTCAGCATATGAGCTCTTTCAACGTCCACTCTCACACCAAGAAATCTCATGTCTACCAGACAAGGAAACAGATCTGTCTCGAGTTCAAAAATAGACTCAACATCTTGATGTAATAATTCTTTTTTAAATATCTGCCAAAGTTCTAACGTAAGTTCTGCATCTTTCTCTGCGTAAGATCCAACATACATTGCTGGCAATTGCCACATATCTGCTTTAGGATCTAATCCTCTAGACTTTGCTTCTTCATTTAATGCAGACTCGTTTTTACCATGACCTAAATAATCCCAAGACAAACTATTTAAATCAAATCTAAATCTATTTTCATCAATCAATGATGCTGCAATCATAGTGTCAACTATTTGTCCATTAATTTTTATACCCATAGCTTTAATCCAACAGACATCGTACATTGCATTATGAAATATTTTTATAGCATCTGATTCACAAATATCTTTAAACCACTCTAAGGTTTTTTTACGATCCATGTTTGGCCCTGATCCGTGAGCAATTGGAAAATAAAATTTTCTACCAGGTACAGCAACCGCAATACCTACGACTTCACCATTACCAATAATAGATCCACTACCTTTAGATTTTAAATCAGGATCTCTTGTCTCTAAGTCAATTGCAATCTCGTCGTATTTTCTTAGATCCGGATATTCTTCTGGTTCATTCCATTCTGTCTGTGCTTCAAATAGAGGTACTTTCATTTTAATTTAAAGTTTTATTACTGATTTGTTTTCGTTCTTGGGCAGCTTTGTAATGATCAACACTACTATGATCACCAAAGTAATGAGTGTTTCTTTTAAAAGACTCTTGGCAATACCAAGTATCAAAAAGATAGTTACCTAATTTTCTACAATAATCTATAATTGAACTATTAATTAGAATGTCGCCATGATAGCGTCCTGATATTATAAACCCAATTTTTTTTAAAAACCTAATTCCATTATCAAAATGATTATCGGGAATTTTTAAATAATCAGACTCCATTAAAAATACTTTTGGTTTTTTATTTTTTAATAACATTTCGTTTTTAAATTTTTTAAGATTTATCTCCCATCCACTTTTAGTACACATATCTTTATATATTAAACCAATCATAATATTTAAAGCAGCTTGAGTAGTTTCATCACTAACGTCTTCCATTAAAACATCAAAAGGTTTTACTTTCCATTTTCTTGCAAGAGTTATAAGTCCACTATGAAAAAAACTTAAATGATGTAACTCAATTATTTTAACTTCTTTACCTTTATAGAAAGCTTTTATTTCTAATTCATCCTTAACCATTTTTTACCTCGTATACGTATTTCTTTTCTATTATTTTATTTAATCTATCTTTATTACTAAATGCATACAGAGCTGCACTGTAGTTATAAGGAAATATTTCCCAATCAACTAATCTATTATAAATTTCTAAACGAAACTTATGTTTGCTTACTGTAATATTTTTAGTTTTTAAATTTCTATTAGGCATTACTTTTTCTTTTTCATGTCATTTATTTTTAACATCTCTAATTGACAGTAGTGTACGATCTTTTTAAGATCTTCAATACCGCCTTTTCTCTGATAACGACAAACGTACTTCACAACGTTGCCCTGAAAAAATGATAACTCATTTTTAGAAATAAACTCATAAGGTTGAATAGGAAACTTTGTATAGTGATTCCCGCCTACCTGAGTGTATTGTGGAAATGATTCTTTAAATATATCTTCTGATGTCATAATTGATATCCCTTTCGTTCTATTTTTGCTCTCATTAAATATAAGTTTCTTTTTGCTCTCGTGCAGCCTACATACCACACTCTGTGCTCTTCGTCACGCTTTATTATACTTTTAGTAATAGCTTCTCTTATCTTTTTAGCATTGTCTAATACTAAAATTACGTTCTCACATTCACCTCCTTTTGCAGCGTGAATAGTAGATACTTTGATTCGTGCATCATCACTTAATCTTTCTTTATTTGACAACATTAATCTTATATAAATTTTGTCATCAGCTGGTGCATTATCAAAACATTCAAACCATTTTAAATCTTTTTTTAGTTCTCGGTTACCCATGTATTCTTTTATATCTTCTAGTGCAGTGTCCGATACCTCTTCACCATTTAACCATTTGCTATGATTAATAATTGCTTTGTAAAGTTTTGTATTGTAACTTTTTTGATGCCTGTTTTCATAATACAAACCTTTTACTTTTAAAAGGTCACATACTTCTTTAGCTCTAGACAAAGTCCTAGTTAAAATTAACCACTTGTCCTGGTGAAGATCTACATTCTCTAAGCTATTGATTTTACTACACAATCCTTCTTCATCTCTTGGTAAATAATTTTTAGTTGCTCTGAGTCCTGCGATTCGTGCAGTAATAATTTCTGACACATCTTGTACTGCTCTTGGAATTCTTCGAGATCTTGACAATACTTTTTCTGTAGCAGGTTCTTGAATGAATCTATCTACATCTGCTCCGGCCCAGCCATAAATTGCTTGGTCATCATCACCAGCTAAATAAATATTTTTTGATTTAGATTTTAATATGTCATACAGTTTCCATTGTATTGGTGATAGATCTTGAGCTTCATCTATAAACACTACATCAAAGTTTGGAACTTTGTTTGGTTGCTGCACGATGTCATGAATCATATCAGTAAAGTCTACTAAGTTATTTATATCTGGATGTTTGTAATGATTGTAGTTTGCTTCAATATGTTTTAACAAATCAGGTTTCACATTTGTTGAATGTTCTCCTGTGCAATACTCATCCCATACTGCAATATCTTTTTCTTTTGCTTTTAAAATAATTTGAAAGTATTCGTTATCACAAGTTAGGTAAGGTGAAGCGTCAGCATCTTTTTTAGCGTTGACTCTTATACTTAATTCTTTTCCAAGATCATTGTAATGATAATCCTGCATAACGTTTTCTTCTCTAAGTCCTAGACTATGAAAAGCTAAAGAGTGTAAAGTTTGAAAATATCTAAGTTGTTTCTTTTTATACTCAGGATTTTTCTTAAGCATTCTATCTCTTGCTTCATGAGCTGCCTTACGTGTAAATGCAAAGTAACCTATTTTATTTACTGGAGTACCTACTCTTATGTAGGCCATGGCTCTTCGAATTAATTTTTCTGTTTTCCCTGTACCTGGAGGGCCATAAATCTTTGTAACCTTTGTCATTAAAGAATATCTTTTTTACTCTTCATTGGTAAAATCTCTATTTCATTTTCTTCTTTTTTAAAATTACTCATAGGAATTTTTACACATCTTACTGGATTGTTTGATTTTTTTTCCGTAGGTTTTTTAGGATATCTTTTGCCATATCCTAGTTCCGCTTTGAAAAAATCTACTAACATTTGTCCTGTCTTATCTAATTTAATTTTCCATTCTTTGTTTTTTAAAAAATTATAAAATGGGTCGTATACAAAATAAGCAAAGCCATCTGTATCTATTAATGTACTACCACTTCTGAATGCAGCATCACTTACAGCTGGAACACCATAGACATAATCTTCTAAGTGTTTATGTAATATTTCTTTTGGAGAAGTCCCTGGAGGAGCTTTTTGTATCTTCATTCCTTGCCATAAATTGTCTAAAATAGTTTGCATGTCATTATCTTTTATTCGCGGAGGTGGAACAGGAGTATGTGCGCCTATCAAACGTCTAAGTTTTTCTTGGTCCATTATATAATTAATATCTTTTGCAACTATTTGCTGCGTAGTTTCACCTTCTACTTTGTCATTGTAGTGTACTGTAAATCTAAATTCAGGATCTGGTACATGAGTTATTTTAATAAGTGCAGACAATGTTGGAAACCTTTTTACTTTGTCGGATGCTACACCAAACTTTCTTTTCAAACATTCTGACTTGACACACATACTATTGATAGGTTCCTCTGAACAAGTATGGCCGGCAGTATCTTTTTTGTAAGCTTTAATTTTTTGTTTTACTTTCTCATCACCCCATATGTTATCATAGACAATATAATTTCTAGCACCTTCTAAAAGTTTTTCTTCCCAATTGTCAGGGTATTTCTTTTTGGCAAACACCATGTAGTTATAAATAAATCT